GCCATCGTGGAGTAGGTGCTGGTCGCCTCCGCGCCCATCAGTTGGAGATTGAGGTCGCTGATGTCCTTGGTGGCGATGATGTTCTCCTGTGCGGCGGTGTTCGCCTGTGCCGACGCAGTGGCGATGTCCTTGGTGTAGGAGGACGTGTCCACGGCGAGCGTGGTCTCTTTGCTTGTCGCCTCGCCCAGTCCGTTCACGGCTCCGTTTAGTCCTTCGACTTCTTTTTTGCTCTCTTTCGCGCCTCCGAAAAGGTTTGAAAAGAAGCCCACGACCTTGCCTACGCCGTCCGCGAGCCAGCCAATGGTCTTTCCTAAAACGTCAGCTATCACTCCCAGCACGTCACCGATGACCTCCAAAACAGGAGACAAAGCCTCCAAAATGGGTGCCACCAGCCCCAAAAGCTGGGCGATGGGCGGGAGGATGGCTTCGGCTATCTGCTTGATGACTGGCATCAGCGTCTGGATGATGGGAACGAGGGCATCAAAAATGCTAAGTATCGGAGGTAGCAGGGTGTCCACAAGCACTTTCAGGATTTCCGCCAGCGGCGGGAGTATCGCCTGTGCCAGCGAATTGAAAACCTGCAGAAGCGGTGTCACGGCTTTGAAAACCGTACCGAGAACGTCTACCAATATTGGCAGGAGGGTCATGCCGAGTTCAGTTATAATCGGCATTGCTTGCGACAGCCCGTCCGAGAGCATTTCTACCAGTCCCATCAGCATAGGCTCGATTCGCGGCCATGCGTCCATGATGACACCGAAGAATTTCTCGATGGCTGGGCTGAATTTTGCGCCTGCGTCCTCCATGAAGTTCGCCCAGATACCTTTAAGGCTCTTTGTGCTGTTAACCAGACCGCCTGTCTGCTCGATGGCCGCTCGCTGAACGTCTGCGCTCTGGTCGAGAATGGCGTTCATGCGAAGCTGCGCCTTGGTAGCGTCGTCCAGTTGGTCGATGTTGCCAGACAGCCCCAGCTTTAGGGCTTCCTCTTTCAGGGTTGCGTCGTCGAGGTTGAAGCCGTACTCCGCCAGTGCGGAGGTGTTTCCCTTTATCGCGTCCTGAAGGACGGATAGGGCTTCCGCGTCTTCCATCTTGAAAGCGTTCCCGAAGTCGTAGGCGAGGGAGGTGGTGATTTCCGACAGTTCTGTCGCCGCTTCTCCTGTGATGCCCAGTTCGGAGAACATGGCTTGGTTCTGAACAAGGAAACCTTTGACCTCGGTGGTGCTTCGATGTACTGCGTCGGCGTAACTGTTCGCCCAGTCCTGCGCGTCCGTCCCTGCAAAGAGACGGTCGAATTTGGCGGCGGTATTTTCTGTTGCCTTGGCAGCATCGAGCGCGGAGCCGATGAAATCCTTTAGTGCATTCACGCCCGCCTTGATAGCTTCGATGCCGAGGAACGCCTTAAACGCTCCCATCATCGCGTCTCTTATCTGATTGCCGCCTTTTTCGCCAGCCGCCCCCATGTCATTGAGGGCTTTCTCGGTCTTTTCGGACTGGTCTTCCACGCCTTTTTCGCTTTTCTCGGCAGCGTCGAAAGCCGCCGCCAGCTTGCTCTTGATGGTCTGTACCGGGTGCATAAAGGCGTTCCCGATGGTCTTCGCACCTTTCGATACGTTGTTTCGGAAACCGTCAAACTTTTTCCCGGTGAATGCAAGCGCACCCGACATTCCCTTTTGGAAACTCTGAGCGAGGGATTGTCCGTCCTTGATGGCGGCAGAGGTGGTCTTTCGGAAAGCTGCGCCGAACGATTCAGCATCTGCGCCCATTTTGCGGAAGCGGTCGCTTGCGTCGTCGCCCGCGTCGCGGAAATCCGCGCCCATACGAACGGCGGCGGCCCCTGCTTCGTTCGCCGCTCCTGCGCCTGACGCTCCCATGCCACTTAGGGCTTGGCTGACGTTCTGCGCTCCGACCTGCGCCTGTTGCTCCGCTCGGTCGATGCCCTCGATGCCTTTCTCGACCTTTTCAATGTCACCGAGAGCCTTTTCCGCGTCAAAGCCTATCCCGTAGGTCATTTCCCTGCTGTCTGCCATCTCCATCACCTCCTTGTAAACGGCAAAACAGCCGCCCCTCCCGGAAAGGAAGGGCGGCTACCTGCCATTAATTTTTGTTCGCCATTCGTCTTGCCAAATGATACGCGCCTCGACCGCCTCGCGGTATTCTGCTAAGTCCATAGCCTTTAGTTCGGTGTAAGTTATACCCGGTCCGGCAAAGACAAAGCACCAGAATTCTTTATTGCGGCGGGCGCGTCGCTGTGCTTCTCCTACGTCCTGTTCACTCGCGAAGAAAGGATTCGATTTCCTTGATGAGAGCCTCCGGGGTCTTCAGGTCTTCCTGCTCGTCAAAGTATCCCATGCCGCCATTTGCGACCTCGGAGGGAGCGATGACGCAGTTCCTGAACATCGTATCCATGTACTTCACGCTGTCGCGTTTGCCGCCGCCTGTGTTGCCGACCTTGTCGTTCAGTTCGTAATACCACGACGGGCTGACGCTCTGTAGGGTGAATTCCTGGCCGTTCACGGTCACCTTTTTCTGCTTAGCCATATACTTTCTATAGCCCCTTTCGCTTAGTGATTTTGGCTTCTGCCGCCAGTTCTTGTTCTGTGCCGCCATCCCTGATTACCTGTAGTTCAGGTCGGGGATGTAAATGTTGGCTGTCACGGTGGTTTCCTCTTTCCCGCGCGGTGCGTCCGGCATTTTGAGGATGCGGCAGTTCTCCTCGTTGACCTGAATTGCGTCTGCGTCGTTCGCGTCCGAGATGGACAGGCGGATAGGTTTCCGTCTGGCGCAAAGGTCGCGGATGTAGGGAAGGGAGGCGGAGGTGGACATCAGCGGGAGCGCGGCATTGCCGCTGTTGTTGGCGTTCTCGCTGTAGGTCACGTCACCCTGCGCCCCGACCGTGGGGGTTACGATATCTTCGTTGTGGGTCAGTGTCACCACGCCGTCCTGCGCGAAGCCCGTAATGGCTCGCCCGTTGAGCGAAATAGTGACTTTCTTGGGGTCGTAAGTCTTGACTTCCATTGTGCGTTATCCTCCTTTCTTACGCGCTTAGGGAGGCGCGGAGCGTTCCCTTGACTTTTACGCTGTGAACGGCACCCTCCAGCAGGGCTTCCCAGACGACGTCCGGCATCTGCCGTGCCCGCGCTTGGTCATCAGTCGCTTGTGACCGTTTCGGCACGACGACGTTATAAATGCCCGCGCCGCTCTCCGGGTCTCTGGCGATAACGCCAAGGGATACCGCTTTATTCAGCGAAGCGAAGACTGCCGCAGCGACCAGAGCAAAGCCCGCGTCGGTGTACGGCACTTTCGCGTTCTGCAGGAACACGTCATAAAGTTCCGAACGCATACGGTGCGCGATGTAATCTGCGCCCATCTGCACATCGATGAATTCACCGTCCCAGCAGGTGCCGTTCTTGACATACTGCCGCTTATACTCCTCGGTGAGGAAGTTGATGTTTGCCTCCTCCAGTGCTTCACGCTGCGCGTCCGTGATGTCCGGCATAGTGATGCCCTGCGGACGCTTGAATTTCCACGTCACGCTGACGGGGTAGAACGGGCCGACATTGCCAAGGTACGCCGCGTCTGCTTCCTCGTCGAGGTGCAGGGTGTCGCTGTAAATAATCGCGCTACGGCGGTACCCGCCCACGAGCGCGAGGTTGTCGGTCTGTCCAAAATAGAATTTACGATGGTCTTCGATGCCCGCGCCGAGTTCCGCCTCGGTCGGTTCACTGTCCTCCGCGAATTTGGCGAGCGCGGTGACTATGTCGTCCTCATCGCGGTCGGTAAGCAGGATGTACCAGTCGTTGTCGGTCTCCTGCAGGGTTTTTATTTTGTCGATTAAGTCCGTCGCCTTTGCCTTATCAGTTTCTCCCGTAAGGGCGGGGAAGCCGACGATTTTCACCTTGCGGATGAGGGTCTCGGCGAGCGTTGTCTTGCCTTGGTTAAACATAGCGGCGCACTTATTGTAAATGCGCTGGGGCTTGCCAGCCACGTCGGGGAACGCTGCCCGCACCTCATCCAAGCTGCGGTAGGTAGCGATGTCCTTTGCGCCCGCTGTGGAAATGAGCAGGATGTCGAGTGCCTCCGATGCTCTGGGCTTTGCGTCGATGTTCACGACGACGATAACGTCTTTAGGCATAATCTCACTCCTTTGTTTCTGATGTTGTGACGCTTCCGACCGTCTCGTCCGTCCGGCTATCCACGCGGGTGTAGCGGATGCGAACGTCGAAGCCGTAGCGTCTTGCCGCCTCGTCGACGACGAGGGTCGTGCGGTTAGTGGTGTTGGTCACGTCCACGACCACGATGCCGAGGTTGGACAGGATGTCGTACTCTGCGTGTAAAAAGAAGCCCTGCGCTCGTTCTGCGAGGCTCTGGGCTTCATCTTCTCCGTAGATGTATGGCTCCGTGTCTGCGCCGTTCTCATCCTTGCTCCATCGGTTGATGCTGCAGAAGATGAGGGAAAGGGTCGCTGTGGGCTGTTCTGTGCGCGTGGTCGTGAGTTTGGTCGTGCTGGGTATCTCGGTCTGCTCGTAGTTTCCCATCGCTCCTGTGGGCGCGTATGGGGTCGTCACGCTGTAATAGCAAAACGGATAGTTATCGGGCGGGGGAGTTGCTTGGTCGCCCAATATCACCGGGATACCGAGGTACTGTTCCAGCCGCTGGGTGATGATGTTGCGTACTTCTAAAAATGTCATTTTGGCGATGCGCCTCCTCTCGCTTCCACGGCGTACCGCTTCATGGGGTGTATCGGGCCGTGTGTGAGTTCCTGCGTGACGGTGTAGGTCGCGCCGTCGTAGGTGTCCGTGAAGGTCGCCCCGACTGCGAGACGGTGGCTGTTGGTGTACAGCTTTTGCGTCTGCTTGGTGTAGGTTCCCTCTGGCATATACTGCAAGTCCTCGTTCGACATCGGCATGACCACGCCCTTAAAGGTGACGGTTGCTGGGTTAAGAGTAGGCTTCCATTGCCCTCCGTTGGTGCTGTCGTGGCTCCCGCCCGGCGTTATCTGCTTCATGTCGTGGAGGAGACCGATGGGTATCTGGGGTTTTGCAAAGTTCAGCATTATTCTCCTCCCTCCACTTTGAATGTGATGCTTTGGTATAACCGTCCGCTTTCTACGAGCGGAGCCTCTTGATTGGTTGATGCCATCGTGATGTTGCTCTTGGGCTTCAGCTTGGTGTTGAAATACTCCTGTGTCATCTGAACGCAGAATAGTCCGATGTTTTCTGCTGCTTGTTGGGCAGTCCACTCGCCTTTAATTATGCGGTCGACTGCCATGCGTGTCGTGGCTTCGATGCCTTGCTTACCACTGTCATAGCTTCCACGGATGAAGCTGCGCTCTGGGATATGGACGGTCGGCAGGAGCATAAACAGAAATTCTATTTCGTCCTTGCCTTTGTCCCTGACGACGAACACATCGCCGTCATCCGTTCGCAGTATCCATGTGTTGTCGATGTCTCTGGGGCTTTTGTCTTTGAGCCACGGCTTCAACGGTATTGCGAGGTTCTTCGCCTTTTTTGCCGTAATGGTCGCACCGTACTCGTGAACGCCAGCTATCATCAGTAGTTCGCTATCCTCGTCGCCTTGGATGCCGACGTGAATTTTCATCTTGCTTAGTGCCATGAGTTCGCGCCGGATGCGGGCGAGGTTTTCCAGTATGGGGTTCGGTTTGTTTGCCATCGCGCACCTCCTTAAAGTCGAGTGTAGTAGCCTATGGTATCGAGCCATTCCTGACGTGGGCTTTTGTCAAAAGTCCACGATACGTCCGAAATGCTGAACGCCGATAAGCCCTGCGCCCCGTTCTGCATGGTGGCGAATTCCTGACTAACCGCGCCCCAGACCACGCCCTGCAGGTCAAATGGGAGTGTCGAGGGTTCTTCCTCGGTCGCGTCTTTCGGCAAGACATAGCCCGCCGTGTATTTGACCTCCAAGCACCGCATTGGAGCGACGATGTCATAGGATAGGCCGCCCCGGTATCCCCGAAGCGGCCACCCTTTGTCTTTGTAAAGCACGCCGATTTCCCCGGTCACGTTGAAGTCGTACTCGCTATCGGGGATGATGTCTCCGTCGCTGGTGTCCTTGACGTACTCGACCGCGAGTATCGGCCATTGAAGCAGGACGAGTTCTTGTGTGCCGGAGGCGACGTATTGCTGGATGTAAGTCTTCTTGCCGAGGTGCCGCCCTGTCATGCGCTCCACCCACGCGGACACGCTGTTGATGAGATTAACGATTATCACGTCGCGCTGGGGGTCGATATCATCCGGCGCAATGCCGAGCATCGTCTTCATTGCTTCAAGCGTCGTTAGCGCGTTCGGAGCCAGCGGTATGGCGGGCGTAGTATTACTCATGGTTGGTCACCTCCTCTGGGGTTGTTATTTTTCCTCGTCCTTTTTGGGTCTGCCTCTGCCTTTGTCAGCTGGTGCGGCAGAAGCCGCCGCCGTGGGTTCCGTGGCTGGCGCGGGTGCGTCGACCTTGGTCTCCACGACGGGGTGTGCTGCCTTATTTGCTGACGGAGCAGGGCTTTTATAAATCCTTGCCATGCTCTCGTCCCCCTCTTAAACGGGCGCGTACTGCGCGTCGCCCAGCGCGTATGCGTAAGTTGCCCCGGACGCTGCCGCGCCGCTGGCGGTGACTTTGATGTACTTCTTGCACCCGACGAGGTCGAGGTCGAGGTTCACCTTATCGCCCGCCGCGACGGTCAGTTCTACCACGCCGTCCGTGGTTTTCCCCTCGCTGGGTGCGATGTGGGTGTCGGCGACCGCCGTGAAGGGGCCGCCCTCAGTATCGCTGTGGGTGACGGTCAGTGTCAGTTTGCCCGCTGCCGTTACTTCCGCCGCGACAATCGCGGAGAGAAAGTTCTGGCGGTCAATCGCCGCGCCGCTGGTGTACGGCGCGACTTTTACATTTTCCATGAGTTCGCGTTTCATTGCGTTTTCCTCCTTGTTCGATAATCTGCGCCGCTCTTAGGCGATGACGCAGTTCTTGATGTAAGCGAAGCTCTCCGCATGACGTGCGGCGATATCGACATACATCAGGGCACGGGTGGCAGTCAGGTTCTCCTCAAAGGCGTTATGCTGTACGCCGTCCTCGTCCGTCCACGAGCCGTCGAGGGTCGTGTAGGTTTCGAGACCGAGTTGCTCGCCGATGAGCAGGTCTGCCCAGTTTCCGAAGAACATAGCGGTCTTGTTGCCGCTGTCGGTCGGGATTTGGTTGCTGACCTTGTAGGGGAAGCCCAGCAGCTTGCCGCTGTTCATCTCCTCGCGGTAGATGTATGCGCCAGTGGTGGTCTTCAAGTTCATGAGGTAGCCCTCCATCATGCTGTTGAAAGTCCAGCCGAGACCGAGGTCGTCGACGTTCTTTGCCAGCACGGTGCTACGCACATAAACAGGGAAGTCGGAAGTAATTTTTCCGCTCGCGTCCACGAGGTCAGGGTTGTTAAGGGTCGTTGCGTCGATGTTGAGAATGCCGGGGGTTGCCTGAACGCCGAGGGGCTGGAATTCTCCGCCCTTGCCGAACAGTGCGCCCCAGTCGAGACCGAGTTCCATGCGTCGGGTCAGGTCGCTGGCAAAGATGGCATCCGCGCTGTAGTTGGTCGACATGATGAGTTCGCGGGTCTGGGGAACGATAGCCTCCAGACGCTTCGCGGACAGCTTCACGTTGCCAAACGCAGGCTGGGTCTTAGTGATTTTGCGCTGCTCGCCGCCCCATGTCGCTCTCGCGCCGCTGGTCATCTTCGGGATGTTCAGGTTGCCATTTGCCATCGGCACTTTCCTTGCGCCGAGTTCAAAGACGACGGTCTTCGCGTAGAGCATCTCGATGATTTCGTCGAGGTAGATTTCGGGGATGAGGTAGCCGCCCGTGGAGGGGACGGTTGCGGACAGGGCTTTGAATTCCCTTTCCATTGCCTCGTCGCCGTAGTGCTTCCGCGCCATAAACGCGGCTTGGTCGGGGTCGTGCCGCCCGAATACGTCCAAGCACTTCACTGCACGGGCGAGTTGGATTTCAGGCGGGATTTTCTTCGTGTTCTGCGTTGCGCCAGAACGAGGGATGTAGATGTCTCCATACTTGCGGGAGGCGGGAGCAGGGGCAGCGTTGCGGCTCTTGGAGCGCGTCTTGGTCTGGGTGGCTTTGCGGTTCGCGTACTTGCGCTTGCCCTCGTCGCCCTCCTCACGCGCTTCCTCGCGCCCATCGGAGGCTTTCTCCTCGCTGTCCTCGTCGGTGCCGTCTTCTTTCTCGTCGCCGTCTTCGAGTCCGTCGATGATTTCGGCGACCTCTGCCATGATGTCCTCAGTGGGGTCGTCGTCGATTTCCTCGCCAGCTTCTTTACGGCTCTTGCGCTTTTCGGTGGCGGAAGCGATAGCATCGGTGACGATGTTCATGAGGTCTTCGGTGGAAACGCCAGCCGCATCTTCGGATGCGTCGTCGTTCTCTCCACCCATCGCTTCCTTGACGGCGGCTTTAATCATTTCGCCGAGTTCGTCCGCGCCCATCTTCATGGACTTGGCTTTGGTGGGGGCTGCGTTGCCCTTCTTGTAACGCTTCATAGTTCGTTTTCCTCCTTGTTAAAATGTGATTTCGATGGTTGGGATTTGCTGGGGTTCCTGCCGCTGTTTCCGCTGTTGGGTGCGGCTCGGCGGCGGTGCGCTCTTGGCTCCCTGCTGTTCGCCCTCTGCCTCCTTGATGATGGCTTTGAGTGCCTTTATCGCACCCTCCATCGTGGTACAGGCTTCTTTCAGGGATTTCAGGCGTACCGTGCTGATTTTACGCCCCTCTTTCAGGTCGGCGATGATGCCCTCTGCCATCTGGGTCGCCCGGTCTGCGGTCTCGGTAGCTTTGTATCCCGTGATGACCGCCTCGGGGTTCATAGCCCATGTGACGATGGACACCTCCCACAGCTTGACCTCGCGCAGGTGCCGCACACCGTCCTCTTTGTCGTAGTCAAAAGTCACCGGGTCGTAGCCGATGGACATCTCGGACAGCACTCTGTCCCGTAGGAGCGTCTTCACGTCCTTGCCCATAGCTGTATCGCTGATTTTGCCCTTGATATAGAGGCCGTGCGCGTCCTCGCGCAGTTCGAGGGGTTTTCCGATTGGCAGGTCATAATCATTGTGAAGCACGAGAATTTTCACTCGCTCCCAGCCCTCGGCGATTGTCTTCGTGAAGGCTCCGGGTTCTATGATGTCGCCTCCGCTGTCCACGTTGCCGAAAACGGCAGCGTAGCCAGAGAAGATGCCCTGCTCCTCGTCAAATTCTTCCAGTTCAAACTGGAGTGTTTTGTATTCGGTCTTGCGGCTCTTGGTCTTCACGCCCGTTTGGAGGGACGCTTCCCAAGCCTCCAGCCCGACCTTTTCGTCGTAGTAGCGCGGGGTCTCATTCAGGTGCGCCAGTACGATTTTCGCTGTTTTTAAGGGGTCGTCGTCCGTAATGTTAGTGACGGTGGCGACCGTGCCGTGTTCGAGTTCGACGTTCATCCCGCGCAGGAAATCGTCGGGGGTGAATTTTACCGCGTCGAAGTCCACGCCGAGGGCTTTAGTTGCATCGGCGGCTTGTTTTGCTGTGAATGCCATATTGTTCCTCCTCTCTTAAAATCCGCCGTATGTGACGTAGCAGTGACAGTTGATGACCTCGGCGGGGTCGGAACACTCTGGGTCACGCGGAAAACGTAGCCCATTGCTGAACCTCTCGTCGATGGCGCGGGTTTCTCCGTTCAATGCCACATGGTTCGGCGTGTTGTTTTTGCCATCACGGGGTTGCTTCTGGGGACGGTGATGCCACGTCTTGGTGGTTGCTCCCGCCGTCCTCATCATGTCGTATTGCCCTGTCGTGAGGCTGGTGGTGGTTTCCTGTCGCGCTATCAGCTTGGCGCGACTGGATGTGGTCTGCATTTCCTGCATGATTTCCTGTGCCATCGCCTTGGTGCTGTTTCCGTGGGTGATTCCGTCGCTGACGATGCGGCTGATGGATTCCTTGGTCGCGTCTTGAATACCGACGACGCGCTTGCCGCCGCGCAGTTTGGCTGTGCTGACAAGTTCGGGACGCTGGACAGAATGGACGCGGTAGAGGTCTTGGCTGTGCTTTGCGCCCGCGTCGTAGGCTTTCCTCCACAGTGGCTCATAAATTTTGTTGAGGATATCCGCCTCGCGCGTCCAGTCAATCATGCCGCTGACGAATTTATCCGCAAGGGCTTTTTGCTGGGCTTCATCGAGCAGGTTCCACGCTTCGTAGTTGACCGCACCGTCCTCGTTGAAGTAGGGGCGCATATTATCCCACACGGTGCCGTCCGCTTTCTCGGTCTCTCCGAGTGCGGCACCGATGCGTTTTGCCTGTTCTCTGAAGAATTTCATGGTGGCAATTTCAAAAGCCGCACCCATTTCACGGAGCGCGGCATTCTCTGACTGTTCGGCGGCTGACAGACTGATTCGCCGCCCTGCGGCTTTCTGCCCGTATGCGTCGAGTATTTCGACTATGTCCTCGTCGGTGCCGTCTTCCACCTCAATGTCGCCGCCTTTGTCCGGCGCGTCTTCGATGACGACCGTGTCCTCCGCGTCTGCTGGTTCCATATCCAGCTGGGATGTGGTCATGGCGGCAGTGACCGCGACTGGGTCTTCATCCTCGCCGATGAATACGTCAGAGAACGTTCCCTTGTAAACGCGCCCGCCTGTGGTTGCGGGTGCCAAGTCGAGCAGTTCCCGCGCCTCGTCTTTGAGGAGCAGTCCGGCGTTCCATCCGTCTATGCCTTTCATCTTGTCAAACTCTTGGTTTCGCGGCACAATGTCGTCGTATCGCCAGACGAGGTTCTCACCGAACATCGGGAGAAGCTGCTTGTTGACTGCCTCCTCGCGTCGGCGCAGGCGCGGCATGAGGACGTTCTGTGCATAGATAAACTGTGCCGCTTCTGCGGTCGCGCGGTTGCTGTTCTCGGTGATGCCCATAATCTCGCGGGGGACACCGAAATGCTCCAGTACCGCGTCGCGGAGGTACATTCTACCGTTGACCATATCCATGTCTTTCATGGTCTCGCCTACGCGCTGGACGCTGACCTCGCCGTTGACGGTTGCCATTCCGTGGGATTTGAATACGCCTTGAAAGCGTTCGAGCCATTCCATACGGAAGCGTTTGCGCTGTTCGTCGGTGCTTTTCGGCATCGCCACGATGAGGTTCGGTGTTGCGTCGTTGAAAAAGAACCGCTTCTGAAACTTCGAGGCGTACTCGTCGGTCTCGACCTCATCCGATATGCTTTCCGCCGCGCCCAATCCGCGCATGAACGGGTCGAACGGGTTCAGGCTTTTCATCACGAACATATCCTCGACAGGCACGTCAATGATGCCGCCGCTGGATGTTCGCACCCGGTAGAACGGGTGACCGAGGTATGGGGTCATGAATACCCAATGCGTCGGAACCGGCCACAATTCGGAGGGTCTTCCCATTGGGTCGCGTTCAATGATGAAATATCCCTCGCCTTTGAGCAGGAGGTATATTTCGTGAAGTTGCCAGAGTGCCGCGCTGGAGTATTCATGCAGGGGGTTCAGGTTGTCCCAAAAGTCGAGGAACGGATGGGACTGCACCTCCTGCTCCTCGCCGTTGCTCGCGATGGCATATAGTTTGCCAGTCGCGAATGAAAGGTCAGAGGCTATTCTGTCCACGACCGCGAGGCGGGGGCTGGTGCTGAAAGTCTTTATCCATTCGGCGGTGTTGCGTTCCGGAGGGCGCGACCAGCGCGGTATCATGCTGTTGCCGTTGTCGCGCCGCGTGAATTGATTGCTTACGTTGGACTGCCGCCTGCTGAATAGTGGCATGGTTTTTCACCTCTTTCCCTAAAAATCTATTGACCAGTCGCTCTGGACTGGGTCGTACATGGCAAGGGCGAGCGCGTCAGCGATGTCCGGCGATTGGATGCCGCGTTTCTTCATCGCTTCCTTGCGCTCCAGTTCGATGCGCCCTGCGCCGTTGATGCTGTATCGTCTGTTGGATAGTTGGGTTATCTGGCGGTCGTCGTGCCAGAGGACAAGGGTCTGCTTGCGCAGTGCTTCGCGCACGGTTCCCCACATCACGCCCGTGCTGTTTGCGTATTCGACGGGGTCGTCTGGGCTTACCGTGCCGCCCTCGCCTCCGAAGTGGCACTCGTAAACCTCCAAAAGGAAAGGCACGGGGTCGGTATCGTTTTGCTCCGCCGCCTCGCGCCGTTTGTCGTTGATGCTGTTCTGGATTTCCTCCCGTTGTTCCCGGAGGCGGTCGTACACACCTACGCCCAGCCCGTCGCAGTCGATTTTGACATAAATCTCGCGGACGGTCTCGATGGAGGCGTATTGCCTGATTGCGGCGATGGTGTATCCGGCTATTTCCATCGTGTCGTTGTGATGGTAGATGTCCGGCTCGTCCTGTAGGGTCTTGTCTCGCACGGGGGCGATGACGCTGCTGTCGTCTCCGAACCGTGCCACGTCCACGCCGATATCTATGCGGCTCGGCTCGCGGGTGGGTCGGTCGGCTTCGCTTTGTCGCTCGCACCACTCCATCGGGATGAAGCTGTCGGGCAGAGCCTTTGGGAAGTCGCCGGAAACGCGCACCCTGAACACGTCGCTGTTCTCGCCGTACATCTCGATGATGGTGTTGATAAAGTCCTGCGAGACGCGGCGGCTTTTGCGCCCGTCGACGTGGAATGTCGAATACTGGGCGCGGTTCTTCGTGTGGCTGTCGTGGAAAAATCCAGTCAGGCGCGTCGGGTTTCCGCACATGAGCAGCTTTGCACCGGGTGTGGAAAGGGAACCGAGGACAGGCTCGAAGCGGTCATCATCCACGCCGCTCGCCTCGTCGATGATGTAGAGGATGTGTTCGGCGTGGAAGCCCTGAAGCGCGTCCGGCTTGGTTGCCGTACGTGCGACCGCGAACCATTCTTTTGCGTGTCCTTTCAGGTAGACGCGCTCCTGCGTCCAGACGATAACATTTTCAAGCGTTCGGCTGTGTCGTATCCACTTTGCAATCTCCGCCCATAGGATGTCTTTCAGCTGGTGGTCGGTGGGAGCCGTGCAAGGAATTTTCGGGTAGGGGCGAGTGCAAAGGAACCAGAGAACGAGCCAGCTTTCGACTGCGCTCTTTCCGATGCCGTGTCCGCTCCTCACGCTGGTCATCTGGTTCTTGGCGACGCTCTCCATGATGGCGCGTTGCGCCGCGTCCGGGGTCGCTCCTATAATGTGGGTCGTAAAATCGACGGGGGAGTTGATGAACCGTCGCATTGCTTTTATATCAATCGTCGCCATCTTTTTTCTCCTCCCATGCCGAATTGATAGCCTCGACGAGCGACGCGATTTCGTCGTCACCCGCAGTTAGAGCCTTGACCTTTGCTTCGGTCTCGGTAATCTGGCGGAGGCTGTCGGCGACGCGGCGCATTTCCGCACGGACACGGGTCAGAGCGTCGGTGAAGTTCCGTAGCTGCTCCTTTCGGGTTTCCTGCTCCTGCGATAGGCGGACGACCTTGGTAATCTCGCGCCCGTCCGCACCCTTGGTGCCTGTCGGCTCGGCGGTGCTGATGACGCGGTGGGTTATCATCTCCGCGCCGTTCTCGATGGCGTTGATGTGCCCCATCAGTCGCCGCTCGGTTATCTGGTGCTGGGCGTACAAGGCGCGGAGGCGGTCGCGTTCCTCCTGTTGGTCGAGGATGTCGAGCAAGGCTTTTTCCTCGTCGGTGAGAAGGTCGCCGTAAATCTGCATATACGCCCCGTGGGTGGCGGCGTTCGCATTTCCCAGCGGCGCACCTGCACCCACGGAGTTGCTGTTGCCGGGTTGACCGCCGGGTTTACGCTTCGGAGCGTTCCGTTTCCTATCGGAGCGTTCCGTATTTTTTTTCGGAGCGTTCCGCTCGTTTTTTTTTGAAGTCTGCGCCTCCCAGCGGTCTTTAGATTTCCATGCACGGACGGTCGCCTCTGGTACCTTTAACCGCTCGGCAATCTCGCATAGTTTAAGGCTTCTGCCGGAGGCTTCCCACATCTCTCGCGCTTTATCTCGCGCAGGGTCTCGCGCTCTCGGCATGGCGGCTCACCTCCCTTATTCGTTTGTTTCGACGAACGGGCAGGGGGTAGGCTCTCCGCCACGAAGGAGCGAGACCTCCGGGGTCTTCTCGTGGTCATAACACCACGCGATGTATCGCCGGACTATTACGTCGCAGAATTTGGGGTCAAGTTCCATCGTGTAACACGTTCGCGATAATTGTTCACAAGCCATGAGCGTACTGCCGGAGCCTCCGAACGGGTCAAGAACAATCCATCCGGCTTTACTGCTGTTGCTGACAAGCCGCCCCACGAGGGAGACCGGCTTCATCGTCGGGTGTTCTGCGTTTTTGGTAGGTTTGTTCTCGTGGAGGATGGTAGTGTACTGTTCCTGCCGCTTGACGTATTGCTTGATGTAGGCGAGCAGTTCAGGCTTTTTCATTTTGTCAAAGTTTGGTTGCTCGTCCTCGATGACCGTGGTCTGCGTCCTGTCGTCGATGAAATAGTGGGCTTCCCCGCCTTTCCATCCGTAGAGGATGGGTTCGTGCTTCCATTGGTAGTCCTGCCGCCCAAGGACGAGGGCGTTCTTCACCCAGATAAGGCATTGCTTCATCTCGAAGCCCGCGCCCTCGAAAGCGCGGCGAAAGTTCAGCCCTTCGCTGTCGGCGTGGAATATATAAGCTGCGGCTCCGGGCTTGCTCACACGGTAAATGTTCCCGAACGCCGCGAGTAGGAACGCTTGAAATGCGCTGTCCGTCTGTTTGTCGTTGATGATTTTTCCCGCCGTCCCCTCGTAGTCGACGTTGTAGGGCGGGTCTGTAACGGTCAGTCTTGCGCTGTGTCCGTCCATCAACTGGTCGAAATCCTCCGCGCTGGTTGCGTCTCCGCACATCAGGCGGTGCTTGCCACCGATGATGTAAATGTCCCCGCGCTCGGTGAATGGTGTCTCGCCGACCGCCTCGTATTCGCCCTCCGCGTCGAAGTCGTCATCTGCTTCCTCCTCTGGCACGAATTGCGTCATGATGTCCTCAATCTCCGCCGTGTCAAATCCCGTCAGGGTCACGTCGTAGGCTCCCGTGTCGAGCAGTTCGAGGATGTCTTTCAGGCGGGGCATATCCCAATCGCCGGATATTTTATTCAATGCGATGTTGAGGGCTTTCTCGTCGTTGGGGTGGAGGTCGACGACCACGACGCTCTCCTCGGTGATGCCGAGGTCTTGCATAACTTTCAGCCGCTGGTGACCGCCCACGACGTGGCGGGTGCGCTCGTTCCAGATTATCGGTTCAACGTAGCCGAAGGTGCCGATGGAGCGTTTCAGCTTCTCGTACTCCGGGTCGCCGGGTTGCAGGTCTTTTCTGGGGTTGTATTCAGCGGGCTGTAATTCATCCAGCCGCATCTTTCTGATTTCCATTGCCATCGGGTCGCGCCTCCTTTCGTGCGGTGTAGGTGCAAATGAAAAAGCCGCCCCGGTTTTGGAGCGGCTTTTGGACACACTTTTGATTTTGACCATTATATCACGGATGTTTTTATGGGTAAATATCACAGAATTTATGGGCTATATTTACACCGCCGATGCTCCGTATAGCATCACTGAGATGTCCTTGACGATGCGTGTCCGTTGCTTCCAGACTTGGTTCGCGCTGCATCCGAGGTCGGCGGCGATGTCCTCGTCATCGTAGCGGTCTATGTAGCGTCCTGTCACGGTGGGGTAGTATGGGTCGTCCTTGAACGCCTCCATCGCACTGCGCACGGTTTCTATCTCGTGCTTGTCTATTGCAATGGTCGCTTCGAGGTCTTGGATTATCGCGTCCAGCATTTCCTCTGGGTCTACGCGGTACCCTGTCTTTTGAAAGCGGACAATACTCTTGCTCCGACTTTGCGGCCCGTTGGTGCGGATTTCCTCCAACTTCTCGATGTCCTCTTTAACCTTGCGGGTGAGTATGGGTATCGCGTACAGTCTGCGCTCGGTTGCCTTGAATGCGTCTTTTGCCGTCGAGGAGGCTTGCGCCCTCCCCGCCTGAAGCCCAGCGTTCACCGCTTCGGTGATGAGGGCTTTTGTATCTAATTTTGCCGCTGAATTCTTTGCCACTGCATTCGCCTCCTTTTGGCTACAACGAGGGACACCGCCCGCGAGGGCGGCTCCCTGTAATAGGTGATTTGTGTGGTCTATCTGTAGGGCGGGTATTCATCGTCCGCGCTGTCGTCGCGCTGGGGAGGTGCGCCGAGGAATTGTACCTCGTCAGCGATGCACTCCGAGACGGTGCGCTTGTTCCCGTCCTTGTCCTCGTAGCTGCGGTTGTGCCAGCTTCCCCGGACGGCGACCTGCCGCCCCTTGGTGAGGTATCTTGCGCACAGGTCTGCGGTATTCCGCCATGTGATGATGGTGATGTAGTCGGTCGTCTTCTTGCCGCTCTCCCGGTCTTTCTTGGATTGCTCACGCTCGACCGCGAGGGTGAACGAGCAGGTGCTGATTCCGCCGTTGGTCGTGCGATGCTCCGGGTCGCGGGTCAGGTTCCCGATTAAGAATACTTGGTTCATGCGCTCGCCTCCATGTTCAGGTATTCGATGATGACCTTGCTGGCGGCTTCCCATCCCTTGCAGACGTGGACGAGGTAGTCCTGCTCGCCGAGGGCTTTCACCCAGTCCTTTTGAGTATCGCTGACCTTGCCGCCGCGTTGTCGTTTGAGTTCGATGTACAGCCCGTGGTAACCTCCGCGAGCGACAGGGAGGAAGATGTCCGGCACTCCCGACTTCACGCCCTCTGCCTTAAAGCGTCCCGCTTCGGCTTTGCTTCGACGACCGCCGTTCGGCGTGTGGTACATGAGGGCGAGTTCCGGGTATTTTCCGCGCTGCCATGCCGCCCAGTTGAAGAGCATTTGCTGTTCTTGGCTCTCGGTCGGCACCTGCGGCTCTGGCTTTTTCGCCTTTTTGGGGGCGGGTGGGGTTCTCCTGTATGTGTTCTGTTTCATGCTTTATCTCCTCCGTTTCTTTGGCATTCACAGCAGATGTCCTGCCATTCTCCATTGACTTTTTGGGATTTCCATCCCGCGCTCTTTTTCGCGTTCACTGCATCGTAGAAGTCAAACTCTCCGGGGAGTTCCTCCCCGCACAGGTCGCAGGTCGGCGTGTAGATGTCTCCAGACCTTTCAATGCTCATTTGGGGTTCCTCCTTTGTAGCATTTGTCGCAGATGTAAAACCTGCCAGATATGCGTGTCGCGGGTTTTCCTTGGACGCTTTCCCCGCATTGGCGACAGTTCTTCTTGTCTCGGACGCTCTCGACGCGTACCTTGTGCGCCTCCAGCCGCGCCCAGTCCGTGACTTTGACCTTGTTGATGTGCGCCATCATCTTTTCGGGGTATTCCCTGATGAGGGGCTTGCCCCAGATGTCTGTCAGGCTGTCTTTCATGAATAATGGCACTCCCGCGTTCTCGCACGCCGCGCGGATGTTGTCCACCCAGATGCACTCTGGTTGGTATTTTCGTGCGCCCGCCCCAGTCATGGCTCCGACAATTACCCAGTTCATGTTGGAGAGGGCTTCCGCTCCTGCGGCCTCAAATGGTGCGAGGAGGGGTTCGATGCTCACGAAGGTGTTATGATTCTGGCTGTACCAGAATTCCGTATCCGGGGTCGGTGCGCTCGTTCCCCACCAGTAGTTGTCTCCCTCCGGGAGGAGGTTCTTCTCGGCCAGTTCCGTGTATCTCTTTGGGTTCTTGGTGAGAAACATATAGACGTGCTGGGGTGCCTCGTGGCACTCGCGGAAGACGGCGGCGAGCCATTCGTCTGGCACCCAGTCCCCGAATAGGTCGGTCATGCTGCCGACGAATATCCGGCGCGGCTCCTTGGCGGTCTTCAGGTATTGCAACTTGTACCCGTGCATAGTCGGTGCGAAGCCTTTAGGGTACGGGGTAGAGCGGAGGTAGTTCCCGTCCGCATCCCGAAGGACGGTCGGCTTGATCGCCACGAAGCACCGGGGGTCGTGCGCCGCCGCGTAGATGGTGCCGTTCTCCGGCCACTCCGAAGGCTTGGGTTGAAATCGCCGCGCTATGTTCCGGGCGTAGCAGTAGGGGCATCCGTGGAGGCATCCGCTGACGGGGTTCCACGTGCTGTCTGCCCAGTCGATTTTGGTTCTGTGGATTCCGCTCACGCTACACACCTCCCGCGATGACGACGGCGGCGAGTGCCGCGATGGATGCTACCGCGACGATGGCGGCGTTCCTGCCCCTATGCTCATCCTCGTGGGCGATGCCGCCGAGCGATGAAACGGCGGCGATGATGAGCAGGGCGATGGTGATGGCTGTTCTCATTGTTCTTCCTCCTTGTGATTTTCTTGATAGAGCAACAACAATTCGCGGTATGGCATGAACGGCTCGACGGTCGCACCATCCGTGTAGAAGAAAAGAATTCCCTTGATGAGGTTGTGCCATTGCGCTGGAGTTCCTACGCTGGGGCAGTCCCATCCGCGCTTGTCCGGGTCTTTTCTGTCCTTGAAGTCGTCTGTTTTGCCTGTCGTGAGCCATGTCACGTAAGCGTTAATCAGTCGGCGGGATTTGTCCGCGACTGCTCCGAAGCCCTCAAAGTGTTCTATGAGGCGTTCGAGGTGCTTTTTTATCCCGCCATAGTGGGCATGGATTGCGACGAGGGTTCGTATCGTCCGGGCGTCCGCGCCGGGGTATCGTTTTTCGATTGCTACCTCTAAGGCTTGTTCTGCTGGGAAAACAAAACCGAGGTTGAAATTTTCAGGAGTCCTCCACCAGAGTGCGCCGTGTTCGCTTTCGAGGATGCGCTCGGTGAGTTCTCCGAAGTTCGCTTGCTTTTCTGCCTCGAAGGTGTCCGCGAGCGATTCCAGAACATTCTTGATTCCTTGCTCGATGTCGTTCATATCTCCTCGCTCCTCTCCAGTATATTTAGCGAAATGATGTCGCCCTTTTTGAAATGCGTAGACATTCCAAAATCGTTTACAAACCGAAAATCTCCGCTGTCTCTTTTAAACGCGCCCGACATTCTCAGCATCCACGTTCTGTTTCCGTCGATGCTGCCTGTGACAGTAATCGGAACGTCCCACGGTATGTCGTCAAAGCTATCGATACTCCCGGTTATTTTATACATATTTCTCTCCTTTCTGACTGTCGCTCATATCTCAAATCCTCCATCTAAAACGCACTGGCGGCAGACCTCCTCATAGTCCTCGTCGCATTCTCCCTGCGGGCAGTTCTCGTTCCCTGCGTTGGCACAAACGTGATAGGCCATAGCTGCCTGTCCCTCGTCGTATGCGGTGTTCATGAGTTCTGTGGCATCGATGCGGATGCGCTGTCTCATGTCCTCGGTGAAGGTCTGTCCCACGAAACCCGCCATCGTGCGGCGCAGGTCGCCGAGAAGGTCGTGTCTGGTCTTCATCGCTCGCCCTCCTGTCGGAGGAGGCGCTCAATGGCTCCGACCGCGACGGCGGCGACATGTGAGAGTTCTTTTATCATGTTGACGGTTCCGCCTTTGAGCCTCGCAGTGGCTCCGTTGTCAAAGACGGTCTCGTTCACCGCTTGACAATACTCGCCGTATTCCTCTCCGAGGATGTCCGTCCAGAATTGCGGGGCGTGATTCTGTTCGCCCCACTTGGCTTCTTGTCTGTCCCGCTCCGCGTCGACGAGGGTCAGGGCGGTTATGCGGGTGCTGGGCGAGGGAGGCATCAGCCGCGCCCGGTCGTCCCAGTATTCGTTGGCGAACACCTTCCGGGTGTCGTTACCGAAGAATTCTTTCATCTCCTGCAGGTTGTCGTTGACCGCGTCGAGGCGGATGCCCTGCTGGGCGCACCACTCCTCGGCAGCTTCTTGTCGTTCTCCGACGCGGCACGTCCAGAGGATGACCTTTGCGCCGTTCTCTTGCTCGCGCTTCAGTGCGGCGATGGTTTCGGGTATCGGCTCCCCAATGTCGGGGAAGCGGTTTGTCACGAGGCACCCGTCGAAGTCGACGGCGATAATTTTAGGGTGGTTCATGGTTCGTCTTCCTCCTTGTCCCAAGTTTCCTTGTTATTCAGACGGTCAATCATCACCGAGTAGCTTTCATCCTGCTGTTTCCGCAGGGCTTCGAGTGCGTGGTAGACGGTTGAGGCGGTCGCCTTGTCTGTCTGCCAGAGGCGGGTGATGAACCTGTTTAATTCGCCTGTTGCGGTGGTGTATCCGTCGATGTGGGCGGCGTGGTTCGCTTGTGCCATGCGCCCGTCACGGGTATCGGCTTCGTTGCCGCTCCTGATGAGGACAAGACATCTCGGGTTCATGCCTTTGTCGAGTGTTACTTTCATTTCTTCGCCTCCTGTTTCTCAAAATAAAACGTCACCCTGTGTGGGTTGGGCTTGACCAGTCCGAAGCGGACGGCGTTGCGGTAGGTCACACTGTCCCGCTTGAGGACGGTGGGGAATTTCTCGACCGCTTCTCTGAAATGCTCCAGCGTCCGCGTATCCTTGTAGTGGTTGCAAGAGCGGCAGGAGGGGAGCATATTATCCATCTCGTCTGCGCCGCCGTGGGCGAGGGGGATGACGTGGTCGACCGCCATCCGCTCGTATTCCAGTTCACACCCGCAGTAGGCACAGTGTCCGTTTGTCTTCTGGTAAATTTCGCGCCGCTGGGCTTTCGTCAGCTGTCTGCGCTTCATTGGCTCCGCCTCCTTTCACACGCCCATGCGCTCGCATTTCTTTATCCATTTGGGCGGTATTTTGCCTTTGTAGATGTACCAGTCTTCGCTTCCCGACCAGCCCTCGACGATTTCCCTGTGTTCGGGCTTCAGGTCTTTCACGAAGGTAAATGCTCTGTAGAGTTTCCGCGCCCTGCTGGGCGGTATATCCACGGTCAGGCGGTACGCCGTCCGGCTGTATGGGATGAGGTGACTGGTCGCCCAGCTTTGGTTCTTTGGGTCAGGGTCGGCTGTGAGCCATTGGCAGTCGTCTATAAAGGACGTGTGCCCGTCTCCCAGAAGCGGGAATTTCCCGAGCGTCAGCCCGTTTTTCCTGATGCCCTCGACCATGTGGGCGGGGCAGAAATGGTATAAAATCATGCGTTTGCCACCTCCTTACGCGTCCGGCTGTTTGCCCTGAAGAACGCGGCCGCAAAACCTGCCGGGGTTATTGCTCTTGCCGCCGCTCGGCGTTCGTCGCCGCGAAACTGCTTGATGTAGTCCTCGTATTCGGGAGGATACTCGCATCGGCTCCATTCCGCCGCGTGTGTGCGCCCCTTGCGGCTGGTTCGAGGGGCGGGCTTTTCCTTGTGGGTCGGGGTCGGTGGGTTGAAATATCCCCATACGTCGGTCGCCTTGACGCGGTCTTCTCCGAATTGCCATTGCTCGAAGGTGTACTTTGGTACTCCGAGGAAGCGGAGGAGCAGTCCTCGCGGGTTCTCCAAAGCCCAGAAGTCGAGGCGGGCGTGGAGTTGCACCTCTTGGATTATCCTCATGCAAGCTGCGACCGTCTCCATGCCTGCCGCGAGGTTTCGCGGTCTCGCTCCCTTGGCGATGCTGAATTCGGTACATGGGGGGGCGGCAAGGATGCCGACAAGGTCGCTGTATAGCACCGTGTTGGTCTCGTGGTAGTGAACGTCCATCTGCTCGAAGTGCATTGCATGGGTTCCAAATTCCACCCGCGTCACGTCGTAGGCAGGGAGGGTTATCAGTTCGACTTCGTATCCCGCTTCTCGGTATGGGCGGCTCCACGCTCCTGTCCCGCCGCAGAGGTCGAGGATTACATTTCGCATTTTGCCAGCCTCCTCTCCGCGATGGCGACGTATTCAGGGTTGATGTCTATCCCGATGAACCTGCGCCCGTGGTACTGGGCGACCATGCCCGTCGTTCCACTTCCGCAGAAGGGGTCTATTACCAGCCCTCCGGGGCGGCTGCTTGCAAGGACGCAAGGCTCGATAAGGTCGGGCGGGAAGACCGCGAAGTGCGCCTCTTTGCACGGCTTTGTCGTGACCGTCCAGACGCTCCTCCTGTTGCGTGTGGTGACGGGCGGGTGGTCTTCGTTATGGTATCGGGCGTTGAAGCCCTCATACCTCCGACCGTGTCCGTCCTGCTTCCTGCGCCCGGCATTCTCTCTGGCTACGCCCTTGCTCCCGCGCGGCGGGTGTGGGTCGCCATCGACCGCCAGTTCCTTGACCGCGTCGCCGTCGTAGTAGTAATTCCGGGACTTGGTCAGCATGAATACGTACTCATGCGCCCGTGTGCATCGGTCTTTGACGCTTTCCGGCATGGCATTGGGCTTCTGCCAGATTACGTCTTGTCGGAGGTACCAGCCGTCCGAGCGTAGCGCAAAAGCGAGGAGCCACGGTATCCCGATGAGGTCTTTGGGTTTCACGTTATCAAGTGCGCCTGTCGGGAGCGTCATCCCGCGCACCTTGCTTCTCTTAGCATCCTGGATGCCTCCACCGTTCGCGGTCTGTCCTTTTCCGCTCCCTGCGTAACTGTCGCCGATGACTACCCAGAGGGTGCCATCGTCTTTGAGCGTTCGGCGCACCTCGCGGAATATCTCGACGAGGTTTTGGATAAACTCATTAGGGGTTGCCTCGGTGCCTATCTGCCCGTCCACACCATAGTCGCGTAAACCGAAGTATGGCGGGCTGGTGATGCAAGCGTCGACGGATGCGGTTTCTATCGTCCGCAGTCCGGCGAGCGCGTCAGCTGTGATAATCATCGCCATTCCTCCTTGAAAAAGTTGTGAAGTTGCCCGTCGTCGCCTCTCCGCCCTGTGAAGAACAGGTACCCGCTCGTTTCCGCATATGGCGGGAGGATGGGGGCGGTTTCGCCGCTCTCCCAAGCTGCCAGAGTATCTTCTACGACCGTCCGTATCTCGTCGGTGACGGGGTGCTTGGGCTTGTACCCGACGAATTGGCGGGGTGTGGTCAGCACTTCCTCCAGTGTGTCGCCGAAGCATCCGGCTTCGAGGCGGTTTATCACCGTCCACACGCAGAGGCTCTGTTCTGCAGGGGTGCATCCCCGCGCCTCTCCCCAGACCATCTTGGCGAGCATCTCGATCTCCCGTTCGGTGTAGCGCGGTTCTGGGGTCGCTTCCGGCGTTGGTGTGGGAGTTGCGCTCGCGGGTGACGGCGTAGGCGGCGAGGCGTAGGTGAGCGTCTGGGTGCGGGTCTGGGTTGCGTCCGGCATCCGCACCGCGACGGTCTTGTTATCTGTCGGCCACGCCGCGAAGGTGACGGCTCCTGCCATCAAAATCAGAAACGCGGCGGTGGCTGTAAGTAATCGTTTCATTTGCTCCTCCAATCCTGCCCTATCATCGTCATGGCGGTGGTGGTCTCATGGAGGCGGCTTAGTATGGCGCGTATCCTGTGTTCGCCGACGTTGCGTGGCGATTCCATCGCTATCAGTCCGTCCTCGTTGAAGTTCGTCGTGATGATGACTGGCTTTTGGTTCTCGTATCGGTCGTTGAGTATCGCGTACAGTTGGGCGGTCGTCCAGTCTGTGGCTTGCTCCTTACCGAGGTCGTCGATGATGAGCAGGTCGCATTCCTTGTACCGCGCCAGTATCTTCTGCTCGGAGCCGTCGTCCTTGTCGAAGGTCTCCTTGATGTCCCTGAACAGGTCGTCGGCTGTTTTAAATATCACGCGCCATTCTTTCTCGATGAGGTAGAGCGCAATGGCGGCGGCGAGGTGGGTCTTACCAGTGCCGAACGTCCCTTCGATGTAAAGTCCGCCACCCTCCACGGCGTGTCGCTCGAAGTTCTCCGCATAGGCACGGGCGGTGTCGTAGGAGCGTTTTCGCTCTGCAGTGTCAGTTACGAAATTCTCAAACGTCCGGCGCATGAAGCGTTGCTTGATGCCACTCCTTTCGAGGAGTTCCGTTACTTTTGCCCGGTGCCATTCCTCACGTTCGCGGCGTTCGCGTTCCTCCTGCTGGCGTTTGGCTTCCGCATCGCGTTCAGCCCATGCTTCTGTCGCTTCCGAGCAGTCGCACCTTTGGGGCACCTTTGACCATCCAGAGCAGGTCGGCTCCCTGTCGTGTATGTAGGGGCTGTTTGCTCTGGGCGGTTCGATTCTGCCGAGGTGATATAGCGTCTTTCCGCAGAATTCGCAGGTCACTGGCTCTGGGGCGCGGCTTCCTCCTTGGATTTTGCGCTCTCGGATTTCATCCGAAGTGAGGACGCTGGCTCCGGCGTAGTATTCGGTGCCGAAGTAAATCTCCGCCTCACTCGCTGTCAGGACTTGAACGTTTAAACCCAGTGCTTGGCTTGAAGCTGCTCCAATCTTCGCGCGGAGCGGCAGGTTTTCCATAACCTCCTCCAGCGTTTGGGGTTTTCCCACCGTCATCACCTCCTCCCGGCGTTAATTCGTCGTCCCATCGCCCCTGATTGAGCCATGTCGCGGGGTTCGGTATGTACCGCCCTTTCTCGCGTTGCCATTGCTCGCTCTGCTTGGCACTTTCTATCGCGTCGAGGATTTTGCGGAGAAGGGAGGTGGAGGGTTTGATTTTATTCCACGCCTTGCGAGCCGCCTCTTTCCCGACTTTTTTCGGATAAGCAGACCAGAATTGGTCGAATGGAGGAGGGGCGGGAGGGGCGACCGTTCCCGCGCCGTTTCCCCCTGTGGGGGGTAAGGGGGGAGTGTCCTTATCCCCATCCTTATCCACATCCACATCAGTAATCCTTAATCCTAAATCCTTATCCTTATCCTCAGATATATCGCTTGCGGTTTGCTCGGGTTTTGCTTGCGGTTTGCTTGGCGTTTGCTCGTCGTTTGCTTCGCCTTTGCTTTTACCACCCTTTGAACCAGCCGCCGCTCTTGCTTGGCTTTTGTCAAGGGTTGGCTTGACGAGGGCGAACATCGCCTTTGCTACACCGCTTAATGCCATTTCCTCGCTATCGATGCCGTACTGGATGATGGCATCATAAAAGGCGAGTCTTTGCTTGTTGGGCAGTTCTTTGGCGGCTTCGTAGTAGCTGCGAAAGAACGTAAACGCCCTTTTTTCGTCGTCTGCCACGGTAGCCGCGCCTCCTTTCAGTCCATCGTGACTTCGCTGCCGTTTTCGCCCGCTGTCACGATGATGTTCTGCTGGAAGCGGGCTTTCATGGTCGGGTCATGGCTTATCGCCAGTATCCTCATGCCGGGGTTCCGTGCCGCCATGTTGGTCAGCGCATCCGCATATGCCTCGGTTCCATCTGCGTCAAGGAAGGGCGGCTCGTCGATGAAAAGCATACCCAGCTGAACGCCAGCCCGCCGCGCTTTCACATCGGCCAGTCCGAGGGTGACCGCGAGGGCTATCTTGACCTTTTCGCCCCCGCTGTGGCTGCTGTAGGGGCGGCTCCCGCCCGTGATGCTGGTTATCCAAACATCAAGGCTGTTGACGATTTTCTGGTTGCTCTTTTGCTCACGCTCGGTCTTGAAGTCGACCGCCATCCGTCCGCCCGTCATGGCGGCGAGGATGTCGTTAGAGCGGTGCATTATTTCGGGGACGATGCTCCGAATAATCATGTACTGGATTCCGTCGATGCCGAACGCTTGAGCGAGGGTCTGGTAGTCGTTGAGGCTCCGGGCTATGCTCTTGACCTCCTCGGCGTAGGTGTCGTACTGCCTCTGTGCGTCCGCTATCGCTTCGAGGCGGGTCTTGATGCCTCCGCGCTCGGCGATGGCGTTGTTTTGCGTCTCTGTGAGCGTCCTGCGCCGTTCTGTGAGGGCGGCGAGGGCTGGTGCCTCGGTTGGTATCCTGCTTCGGATGTCCTGCGCCTCCTGCGCTGCTGTGGCGGCTTTCAGGCGGATGCTGTCGATGTCGGTCTGCAGTTCTGCTATGCGAGCCGTGAGCGCGTCTACGGTTGCCTGTGCCGCCGTGCATTTGGCAAGAAGGGCGGCGGTAGGCTCATTCGTCCGTATGACCTCGCGTTGTTCGGCAGCTTTGGCGGCTTGCTTTTCGAGGTCGGCGGCTTTCAGGGCGACTTCCCTTAATGCTTCCTCGGTCTCTTTGCGGGTCGCGAGGAGTTCCGCCTCCTGCTTGTCAAGTTCGGCGAGGCTTGCCGCCGCCGCTGCCAGCCGGGGTGCAAGTGCTGCGATGGGCTTTAGCCGTGTCTCCTCTTGGGTCAGTTTGGCGGCTTCCTCTCTGGGATTTGGGGTTGCGGCAAGGGTCGCCTGTGCCGCCTCGGTGTCCTTTTGGATGCGCTCATATTCCGAGCGGTCGGCAGCCCTCGTCTTGGAGAGGCTTTCCTGCAGGGCGGCGAGACCGTCCTTGGCTTCCTTTGCATCCCGGAGGAAGTTGCAGGTTGCCTTGTCGGGTATCGGGCATCCGCTGTCCCGAAGAATGGCGGCTTTCTTTGTTGCGGTGTCTATCTGTGCTGTAAGCGCGTTGATGCGCGTCCGGCTCTCGGCGATGAAGTCCTTCCTCGCCAGTTCGAGGGTGTGGACTTTTTGAACCGCTTCGTTAAACTGCGCCGTCCGCTCATCCAGTTTCGCGCGTTCGGCGGTGAGTTCGTCGAGCCGCTTGACTGCCGCCTCTATCTCGTCCTTGCGGGCGAGGGTGGCTTGGTGGGTCTGCCGCGCCTGTGCGATGGCTTTCAGCCCGTTATCGGTGTTGCTCGCGGTGGAGAGCAGGGCGGAGCGTCGCTCGTTGATGTTCTTCAGGTCAGCTTCAGCAGGTGCGAGTATGTCAAGCATTCCCCGTGCCGCTGTGACCGCGCTTGTCGCTTTCTCTGCGGAAGGGGTCATGTTGGCGAGGGTATTGGCTTCCTCTTGCTGGGCGCGGAGGGTTGCGAGGTCGTTAGCCTTGCGATTGGCTTCTGCCGTGAGCTTTGCCGCCTCGTCGGTCTTTTCCTGCGCTTGCCGGGTCACCTCTTGCCGGAGGGCTTCTTCCCGCTGGGCGGCGGTGATGCTCTCATCGACTACCTGCAGGTCGGCGGCGAGGCTGCCGAGGCTTTCAGCAAGAGCCGCGTCTTCGCTTTCGAGTGCGTCCTTGGCGGCTATCTGGTCGGCGAGGACGGTCATGCGGTCTTTGGTCTGGGCGATGCGTTTCCTTTGTTCGCTCGCTTCGGCTTTCGCCAGTTCCTCCAGCCGAACGTATACGCCGAGGTTGAGGAGGGCGGAGAGGACTTCCATGCGGCGGTCGCTGTCCGCTTCAAGGAAAAGCCCGTAGGCATCCTGCCGTATCAGGGCGATGGAGCAGAAGGTCTGGCAATCCATGCCGAGGGTCTGCTCGATTTTTGCTTGTGTCAGCTTCATGGTGCTGTCGCCGCAGTCTTCCCAGTCGCCGCTCTCGCCGCGCCTGTTGAATGCCAGCGTCCCTTTGCCGCTCTTGGTGCGGGTTCTGACGACGCGGTACTCTATGCCGCCCATCTCGAATTCAAAGGTGACCGCGCCGCTCTTTTCGCCCTCGCGGAGCCATCCGCCGATTTGCCCATCGCGGCTCTCCTCAAAGAGGCAGTCGGCTATCGCATCCATGAAAAGGCTGCTTTTTCCTACGCCGTTCTGTCCGTTGACCATCGCCATGCGGATGTCTGCGAAGTCAAAGGCGGCGGTCGTATAGCTGCGGTAGTTCCTGACCTCTATCCGTTTGGGGATAAAGGCTCCAGTGTGCCGGTCTGCTTCGCGTCCATCGTCCGCCTTGCGGATGAGTGGGGTGGCGAGTTCTTCCAGACGTGCTCTGTCCGCGCTGTCGGTTCCCGCCATGTCGAGGTAGCGGCGAAGGGAGGCGGCGGGGGTGTCGTCGCTGACTTCCTCGTATGCGCTCACACCGTCGTCTAAATCCTCGGCGAGTATCTCTGCGACGTGGAATGCTCCACTGTCGAGCAGGTGCTTCTGTAGTGCCGCTTTGTTCAGGGCTTTGTCCTGCTCGGCGGTCGCCGTGTA